CCTGCCTACATTACAGGTCCTACTGGTAATGGTAAATCTACTTCTGTTGAGCAGATTTGTGCTAATACCAACAAACCTTTAATTCGTGTAAACCTTAACACCATGACTGATGAAGACCAATTGATTGGTTCTAAAACTTTGGTTGATGGTAATGTTGAGATCGTAGAAGGTCCAATCGTTATCGCCATGAGATATGGTATCCCTCTTCTTCTTGATGAGATTGATGCTGGTGGTGCTAACACCCTTCTTTGTTTACAGCCGATCCTTGAAGGAAAGCCATTTTATTTCAAACTTAAAAATGAAATGATTACTCCTGCTAAAGGATTTAATATCTTTGCTACTGCTAACACCAAAGGTAAAGGATCTGACGATGGTCGATACATTGGTACGAATGTACTTAATGAAGCATTCCTTGAAAGGTTTGCTGTGACTTTCAATCAACCTTACCCAAGTGAAAAAGTTGAGTTGCAGATTGTTCAAAAGTTGTTTGTTCACTTTGGTTTTGCTGACCAGAAGAAAACTCTCAACATCAATCCACATCTTGATGACTTTGCTAAAAACTTAGTTAAGTGGGCAGCAGTTGTTCGTAAGACTTTTGATGATGGTGGGTGTGATGAAAACATCACGACTCGTAGATTGACTCACATTGTTCGTGCCTTCTCTATCTTCAAGAATGAGAAGAAAGCAATTGAACTTTGCTTGAACAGGTTTGATGATGTCACTAAAATGGCATTCGTTGACCTTTACTCTAAAATTGCTTCAGGTGAACAAGTAGATTCTCCTGAAGCTACTGAAGAGGAGTCTGAATAATGGAGTTAGTTGGATACGATAATCTTACTAAGTTTCAGAGACGATGGGTAGATAACATGATTGAGATCTACCCTGACCTCGTGAGTGGTGGTGCTATTACTCTTGAGCAATGTACCGAAGGCATCGTAAAGCTAAAAGCCAAACATGCTGAGGATCCTACATTCCCCAAGATTGGTACACCTAATTGGAATTATAAAATCAACAAGATCGACAAAGGCATCTATTTCTTTCCTGCACCAAATGCAGATCCTGAGATGGCGATTCGTGAAGCAGAGGATATAAGAATATCTCGTTTACCGAAACCGAAGTTTGTCATAAAAGACGAGGAAGATGCCGATTTCGTGAAGGAACTGAGGGAGTTCGGTATTGATATCGAAACCACTGAAGAGGGTGGTGCTTCAGTTCCTGACCTGAGGGATTCATCTGTTATTGACTGACGATAGCTGATGATAGAGTGGGCAGGACTGCCATCTCCTGCCCACTTGTTTTTTTTATAGTGGAGTAGGACTCGTAGCTCAACTGGACAGAGCAAGAGACTTCTAATCTCTAGGTTGCAGGTTCGAGTCCTGCCGAGTTCGCCACTTTACTTTTAAGTTTTTTTAATATAGAGTATGTAATATGAAAAAGAAAATATCAGACATTATTCCTATAGACTATAAATTTAATGAAGATAAACTTATTGAGGATTTTAAAAAATATATTGATAAGACTTATCAAGGACATTACAGTAAAAATTCATTTCAGGCAAGTGAGTTTATAATTGACTGTGGTCATGGTATGGGATTTTTTATGGGCAATGTATTGAAGTATGCCCAAAGGTATGGTAAGAAGGATGGCTACAATCGAGCCGACATCTTAAAAATACTTCACTATGCGTTGATGGCTTTACATCAACATGATATAAACCAATCTGAGGAGAAAAATATATAATGAAACTTTCGAAAGAAACTTTGAGTGTCCTTAAGAACTTTGCCACTATTAATGGCAACATTCTTATTAAGACTGGGAATCGTTTATCAACGATCTCCGCACAAAAAAATGTTATGGCTTCTACTACTGTCAGTGAAAACTTTGACAGTGACTTCGGGATCTATGACTTGAACGAGTTCTTGGGTGTGTACAGTTTATTTGCTGACGATCCTGAACTTGCATTTGATGAAAAATTTGTCACAGTTGCTAATGGCAAATCTAAAGTAAAGTATTTTGCTGCAGATCCATCAGTACTAGCATCGCCAACTAAAGATGCTCTTCCTGTTGATGAAGATATTAAATTTGAATTATCTCGTTCATCTTACGACATGATTATGAAAACATCTTCAGTCCTAAGATCTAACGATGTATCTTTTATTGGTAAAGATGGTAATATCACTGTGGTTGTGGCTGATAAGAAAAATGCTACTTCTAATTCTTGGGACTCTGTTGTCGGTCAAACTGATAAAGAGTTTAAAGTGAATTTCAGGATTGATAATTTTAAAATGCTTGAGGGTGATTACGAAGTCTCTATTTCTAAGAAAAGGATTTCTAAGTTTGCTTCAAAGATGAATGACTTGACTTACTTCATCGCAGTTGAAGCTGACTCTACTTTTGACTTTTAATTTATTATGAGATTTATATTATGGATGAACAATTTATTTGGGTCGAGAAATATCGACCACAAACTATTGATGAGTGTGTCTTACCAGAGAGTTTAAAAGATACATTCAAAGAGTTTATTGCAAGTGGGCAACTACCGAACTTTCTGTTCTGTGGTTCAGCTGGTTGTGGTAAGACCACAGTAGCCAGAGCACTCTGCAATGAAGTCGGTGCTGAGTATCTGTTCATTAATGGATCGGAGGAATCTGGCATTGATGTGATACGAACTAAAATCAAAAACTTTGCTTCGTCTGTTTCCCTGACAGACTCAAAGAAAATCGTTATTCTTGATGAAGCTGATTATCTAAATCCGAACAGTACTCAGCCAGCACTAAGAGCATTTATCGAAGAGTTCTCTGGGAACTGTCGATTTATCTTCACTTGTAATTTTAAGAATAGGATTATTGAGCCACTACATTCTAGGTGTGCTGTTATTGAGTTTAGAACTACTGCTAAACAAAAACCAGCAGTTGCTACAGCTTTCTTCAAAAGAGTCACTGATATTCTTGCTAAGGAAGGTATAGAGCATGACCAGAAGGCAGTCTTAGAACTAATACAAAAACACTTCCCTGACTTTCGTAGAGTACTAAACGAACTACAAAGATATTCAGTATCAGGTAGGATAGACTCTGGTGTTATGATTAATGTCAGTGAAGACTCTTGGAATAATCTGTTCTCGCTACTGAAAGATAAGAACTTTAAAGAGGTTCGTAAATGGGTCACAGCAAATGGTGACATTGAAACAACACAATTATTTTCTGATTTATTTAACAATGCTAATGATAAACTGACTGCCGAGTCTGTACCACAACTGGTATTAATCTTGGCTGACTATCAATACAAAGCAGCATTTGTGGCTGACCATGAACTGAATAAAATGGCAGCACTTACAGAGATAATGGCATCCTGTAAGTTTAAATAATGGCAAATCCATTTCTATACATAAATAATATCACTAACGACAAGAAGGATTTATTTAAGGATAATCCTCTTGCTGACAAAGACTATGCACCTTTTATAGTCAATCGTGGTCTAGGATATTTTCCTGATACTATTATGCAAGCAAACCTGATGAATAGGTATGGAGACATCCCTAAGTCTTGGCAATACTATTTTTTACTAAATACTATTACAAAAGGCAAAAGGTTTTCGAAGTGGCATAAAGCTGAAAAGCAGACCGAGTCCTTAAAGCTGGTCATGGAATATTATGGATATTCACCAGATAAGGCTCGTCAGGTAATGGATATATTAACAACTGACCAGATGAGCATAATTAAAGAAAGATTAAATAAAGGTGGTAAATAAAATGTCAGTTGAAATGATACATTACGATTGGTCGCCAGAGTCGATGTTAGAAGTCACTCTGCCTGAACCAGACAATTTTTTAAAGGTGAGAGAAACTCTAACGAGGATAGGAATCTCCTCTCGCACAGAGAACAAGCTATTTCAATCTTGCCATATTCTTCACAAGCAAGGCAAGTATTTCATAGTACACTTCAAAGAACTTTTTGCATTAGATGGCAAAGAATCTAATATAGCCAATAATGATATTGAAAGAAGGAATACAATCGCTGTACTATTACAGGATTGGGAACTCTTAAATATTGTAAAACCTGAGCAAGCAGAGCCAAAAGCATCCTTGTCTCAGATTAAGGTTTTATCCCATAAAGACAAATCTTCTTGGGAATTAGTACCTAAATATAATATTGGTAAAAAGAAATAAGGAGAGTAAATGGCTGACGCAAAGATTAGTGAACTTCCAGTACTAGCGACCCCAGAGTCCATTGATAAACTACTGATTGTTGACACTTCCGAATCTACTACAAAACACATTACATATGGAAGTTTGGTTTCTACCTTACAAGGTGCCAATGTAACACTTGCTGCACTAGGTGATGTAAACCTTACTGGATTGTCTAATGGTAATGTAATTAAATACAATGCTTCTGCTAACGAATGGCAACCAGGCAGTGACACAGCTGGTATCTTATATACTGACTTGTCAGCAATTAATGCTTCGGCATCTGGTGGTGGTTCTTTAGCATTTAACAATGTCACAGGTGTATTTACTAATACTCCACCTGACTTGTCGTCATTCATTACAGCTTCATCTACCGATACACTAACTAACAAATCTGGTAATATATCAATGTTCACTAATAACAGTGGATATATTACAGCATCTTCATCTGATACTCTTACTAACAAAGCTGGTAATGTATCAATGTTTACTAACGATGCTAATTACCTAACCACAACATCAACTAGTACACTAACAAATAAAACTATTGATGCTGACGCAACAGGAAACTCTATTACAAATTTAGAAGATGCTAACATAAAAGCATCTGCTGCGATTGACGCAACTAAGATTGCTGATGGCTCAGTCACAAATACTGAGTTTCAACATCTTAGTACTGTGACTGGTAATGTACAAACACAGATAGATGCTAAAGCAGATACTTCTTC